AGACTATCGCGCCCAGCGCCATTGAAGAGCCATATCAGAATGAGGATTCAAGGATCTGCCACGCCGAAGGTTACTTGAAACCTCTCCGGTGCGATCTTCAACAACAAGTAATCGAAGATCTTGGTCGACAAATCTTACGACTCGGGGATCGCAGCGACCGCAACTGGCGGAGCCTGAGTCAAACAGAAAATTCACTCTTTGAATCAGTTGGGCGAGCGGACGAAATCACCTGGGAGCTTGAGGAGGCATTTGACGAAGCTGGCATGCATCCAGGAAAGTTGTCCCCCGAAATGAGAGAATTCGTGTTCCGGCACGGGATATCTCGCATGCATCGCGGAAAAGTGCCGCCCGGGCTACGTCGAATGTTTCGTGACATCGAAATGGCTCAGATGCACCCTGAAAAGATGCCACGCATTATGCGTGACTTGTTTGAAGGTGAAGCGAATTGGGATCAACGCGACGGAGAGTGGTTGTTGGTAGATAGCCGCTTCGCCAACGCATACATGTCAGCGCTGGCTGCGAAGCTTTCCCAGAAATTGGAGCTGTCACCTCTTACTTCTCATGAAAGAGCTCAAGGCTTATCATTTCGGTTTATGTTTGACGATGTCGTCGACTCATCCTCCGAACATGCACAGGGCGCAATGATTGGTGTGGTAATGCGCGGATTGCGGGTCGATGCGTCAGTACCCGTTAAAAAATTGATCAAATTCCGAGAGGCAAGAAAAGATCAATACCTTGATTTTGCAGGTAAGATACTTGAACTTTCGAACAAGCTAAATGATGCAGATGTTTCAGGTGGGGAGGAGCTCTTCATTCGGGCTCAAGAAACCTACAAAAAGAATGTTGAGCCAAGTTTGCGAGCATTGAAGCGAGAACTGGATCAACAGTCAATTTCAACTGTCTGGGAAGGTGCTTATCGAGCAATCACAATTTCAGTGCCTTCGGCCGGGGCGCTGGCCTATTTCACGGGACTAGCTGGACCAGCGTTGTTAGGTGCTGGCGCAGCCCTTGCAGCGGCAGATATTGGCGTCCGGGGCTATTTGGCTGGCAGGAAAGCTCGCGCCAGCAACCCGTTTTCATTCCTTCACGACATCAACGCCAACTTTGGTCTTCCTGACTTCGGAGAGGCCTAAACAGCAAAGTAGGAATATCGTCCTGCTTGGGACCCATCCGCCTCCCTTAAGTGGAACCACAAATGCCAACCACCCGCGAAACCGTCCTCGCCGCGCTGTTGGCGCGGTTGGAGCTGCTTGCCGCCACCGTTCTGCGTGACGATGTCTCGCCAGAACGCATCCCGCCTGCCGGGCTGATCATCCTTCGCGATGGCCAGCCGGGCGAGCCGGATGTGACGTTGTCGCCGCTGCGTTACCACTATCAGCACCGCGCTGAATTGGAGGTCGTCGTCCAGGCAGGCACCAGTCGGGCCAGCGCCTTCGACACTCTGATCGCCAGTATCGGCACCGCGCTGGAAACCGACCGCACGCTCGGCGGCCTCTGCGATTGGGTCGAACCCGAGGCCCCGGCCTCCGTCGATTTGCCAATTGAAGGCGCGGCGGCCCTGAAGGCGGCGATCATCACTGTCGTGCTGCACTACACCACCAACGGCCCCCTGGCCTGACACCCCCAACATCGAGGAGACCCCCATGGCACGTGCGCAAGGCGCGCGGGCGCAGATGGCGCTTGCGTATGAGACGGTTTACGGCACCCCGCCGGTGAGTGGGTTCCGCTTGATGCCCTTTGCCCGGGCGACGCTCGGGTCGGAACAGCCCCTGCTGGAGTCCGAACTTCTGGGCTATGGCCGCGATCCTCTGGCCCCGATCAAGGACGCGGTGACGGCTGACGGCGAGGTGGTGATCCCCATCGATGTCGAAGCTTTCGGCTATTGGCTGAAGGCCGCCTTCGGCCAGCCGGTCACCACCGGCACGACGCCCAAGACCCATACCTTCCAGTCGGGCAACTGGACCCTGCCTAGCATGGCGATTGAAACGGCAATGCCCGAGGTGCCGCGCTTCGCTATGTATTCCGGCTGTGTGCTGGATCAGTTGTCCTGGCAGATGCAGCGATCCGGGCTGCTGACGGCGACCGCACGCTTGGTGGCACAGGGCGAAACCATCGCGGCCGCCACGGCAGCAGGCACACCAACTGCGCTGGGCCTGCAGCGCTTTGGCCATTTCAACGGCACGGTGAAGCGCAATGGCTCGGCCTTGGGCAATGTGGTCTCGGCCGAGATCACCTATTCCAACAACCTCGACAGGATCGAGACCATCCGCGGTGACGGCCGCATCGATGGGGCCGACCCGACCATGGCGGCGCTGACCGGTCGGATCGAGGTGCGGTTTTCGGACAATACGCTGGTGACGCAAGCCATCGACGGCAGTCCCTGTGAGTTGGAATTCGTCTACAGCCTCGGCGCGAATGCCAGCTTCACGTTCACAGCGCATGCGGTCTATCTGCCAATCCCGCGCATCGAGATCGCCGGGCCACAGGGCGTGCAGGCAACCTTCGACTGGCAGGCCGCCAAGGCCGCCAGCCCCGCCCGCATGTGCACCGCCGTTCTCGTCAACACCCTTGCAGGATACTGAACATGATCCGACTGAACCTGACCGCCACGCCCGAATGGCTGGACCTTGCCCCCGGCCTGCGCCTGCTCGTCGGCCCCCTGACCACCGCGCTGATGGTGTCCGCCCGCGCTGATCTGGCCGTGGAAACACTCCCCGAGGGCGCGAGCCAAGAGGAAATGGCGCTGGCCATGGCCAAGTCTGTCGCCCGGCGCGCGGTGCTGGATTGGGAGGGTGTTGGCGACGGCGCGGGCAATATCATCCCCGTTTCGCCCGACGGCATCGACGCTCTTCTGGAAATCTGGCCGGTCTTCGAGGCTTTCCAGACGCAGTATGTCGCGCGCGGCTTGCTACTGGACGCTGAAAAAAACGTCTTCGCGCCCTCGCCGACTGGTCCTTCGGCGGGGGCGACCGGTATTGCGCCGCGTGTACGGGGCACTGCCCGGACTGCCCCGCAAGACTGAACCGGCCGCAAACGCAGGACGGCTGGCAGGTCTGGGATCTCGTCGGCCGTCTTGGTGGGCAATTGCGCGTCATCCCCGGCGCGGTGCTGGGCTGGGACATGGGCGCAGCCCTCTCGCTGGCGCAGGCGCTGGGCGTGAACACCCTCATCGCCGCCGAACTGCTGCCCGAGATCGAGGCGGTGATGGTGCGCAAACTGAACGAACAGATGGAAGGAGGCCGCGATGGCTGAGAAACGGGTCAGTGTGCGCCTCGTTGCCGAAGGGGGCCGCCAGGTCCGCGCCGAGTTGGAGGGCGTCGGCACGGCTGGCGCAAAAGGCCTCGGCCGCCTGTCGCGCGAGATGGAACTGGCCAACACCCGGCTTGCAGGTTTTGCACGCCGGGCTGGCATCGCCATGTCTGCCGCCGCCGCTGCCGCCACAGCCTCGCTCGGCCTCATCGTCCGCTCCACCGCGGAAAGCGCCGCGCAAATCCGGCAGTTCGCGCAGGTCGCCAATGCCACGCCCGAAGCCCTGCAGCGCTGGTCGGCAGGGGCGCGGACAGTTGGCATTGAGCAGGAAAAGCTCGCCGACATCCTGAAGGACGTGAACGACCGGGTCGGGGATTTCCTGCAGACCGGCGGCGGGCCGATGGCGGCTTTCTTCGAAAGCGTGGCCCCGCAGGTGGGCGTGACGGCTGACCAGTTCGCCCGCCTCTCCGGGCCCGAAGCGCTGCAGCTCTACGTCGACACGCTGGAACGCGCCGGTCTCAGCCAGCAGGAAATGACCTTCTACTTGGAGGCCATGGCGTCCGATGCCACGCGGCTCCTGCCGCTCTTGCGCAATGGTGGGGCCGAGATGGCGCGGCTGGGCGACCAGGCCTCCGACCTCGGCGCGGTGCTGGACACCGACGCCATCGAAGCGCTGCGGCGCACCCAAGTCGCCCTTGGCACGATGTCGCTGGTGTTCGAGGGCCTGCGCAACCGGATCGCCGTCGCCGTGGCACCAGCCGTCGAAGCGATGGCCAACGCTTTCGTTGCACTTGCCTCTGAGGGTGGTCTATTGCGAACCGCGATAGATGCACTGATCGGCAACATTGATCGTCTCGCGACCTATGCCGCGACCTTTGCAGCCTTCATGGCCGGGCGCTGGGTGGCCGGGCTTGCCGTTGCCGCACTGTCCGTACGTGGCCTCGCCACGGCGCTGGTCATCATGCGCGGGGCGCTAATCCGCACCGGCATCGGCGCGCTGATCGTCGGCGCGGGGGAACTGGTCTATCAGTTCTCGCAACTTGTCGCCCGAGTCGGCGGCGTAGGTGAAGCCTTCCGCCTGCTGGGCGATCTGGCGCGGGAGGTCTGGTCGCGCATTGGTCTTTCGCTCGACGCCGCATTCGCAAACATGGCCGCTGGCTGGGAGCGGCTGAAAGCTGCCGGGCTATCGGCACTGGAAGGCACCATTGCGGGCGTTGTCAGCTTCGGCGACCGGACGGCGGCAATCTTCAAGGGAGCCTATGATGCCGCCGTCGCCATCTGGGGCAGTCTGCCCGGCGCCATCGGCGACTTCGCGTTCCAGGCAGCGAACGGGCTGATCTCAGGTGTCGAGGCGATGCTGAACGGCGTCGTCACGCGGATCAACAACTTCATCAACGGGCTGAACGCGGCACTGGCCCTACTTCCGGAATGGGCAACGGGCGAAGGCGGGGTGCGGATCGGCACGCTGGATCCAGTAGAACTCAGCCGGATCGGAAACCCGTTTGAGGGTGCCGCAACCGCTGCTGGCGCTGCCGCCGCCGATGCCTTCTCGGCTGCGCTGTCAAAGACTTATCTGGAACCGCCCGATCTCGGCCTCGGCGCGATGGCTGAAGATGCCCGTGGCCGGGCCGATGGCTACCGCGAGGCCGCTGGCATGCTGGCCGATGCTGCCGGTCGACCGCTGGCCAGTTGGCAGGCGCTGAAGGATGCCATGACCGGCACCGGTGCCGAGGCCGAAGCGGCGCTGGCGGATGCTGCCGGGTCAGCCGATGCCCTTGCGGCAGGACTGAACAACACCGCGACCGCAGCCGATGGCGCAGGCGGTGCGGCACGCAACGCCGGGGCGGCGGCCACCGAGGGCGCGGAAACGGCACTGACCGGCTGGCAGGCCGTCACGGCAACGCTCGCGGATTATGCCGCTAGGGCGCGCGATATCGGCGGCGACATCGGCAGCACGCTGGTCTCTGCCTTCACCTCGGCCGAAAACGCCGTGGCTGACTTCGTGAAAACCGGCAAGCTGGATTTCCGCGACCTCGTCACCTCGATGATCGCCGATCTCGCGAAGCTGGCGGCGCGGCGCTTCATCCTCGGCCCCATCGCCAACGCGCTGTCGGGCGCGCTTGGCGGCGCGGGTGGCATATTCGCCAATATCTTGCACTCCGGTGGCATGGTCGGGTCGCCGGGCCCGGGTCGTATGGTGCCTGCGCTGGCTTTTGCGACTGCGCCGCGCATGCATTCGGGCGGCTGGGCCGGGATAAAGCCCGACGAGGTGCCCGCGATCCTGCAGCGGGGAGAACGGGTTTTGTCGCGCCGCGAGGCCGCTGGCTATGGCCAGGGACAGTCCTCTGCGCCCTCTGTCAATGTGACGATCATGGCCCGGGACGCTGAAAGCTTCCGGCAATCGCGCACGCAGGTCGCGGCCGACATCGCCCGCGCGGTGTCCCTCGGCCGGAGGGGCATGTGATGGCGTTTCACGAGGTGCGCTTCCCCGACAACATCAGCCGCGGCGCGCGCGGCGGCCCTGAACGGCGCACACAAGTGGTCGAACTGGCCTCTGGCGACGAGGAACGCAACGCCAGCTGGGCCAATTCGCGCCGCCGCTATGATGTCGCCTATGGCATCCGTCGCGCCGATGATCTCGCGGCGGTGGTGGCGTTCTTCGAGGCCCGCAACGGCCGCCTACACGGCTTCCGCTACAAGGACTGGGCCGACTACAAATCTGCCCTGCCCTCTCAGGGGATAACCTCAACCGACCAGCAGATTGGCACCGGCACCGGTAGCCTGCAAACCTTCCAACTGGCCAAACGCTACACCTCCGGCCCGCAAACATGGGTCAGGACCATCGCAAAACCCGTGACCGGAACCGTTCGCGTGGCGCTGGGCATGGTGGAACAGTTGTCGGGCTGGACGCTGGATGCCCCCACCGGCGTCATCACCTTCACCACTGCCCCTGCAGGTGGCGTCATCGTTCGTGCCGGATTCGAATTCGATGTGCCGGTGCGCTTCGACAGCGACACGCTCGACGTGACCCTCGATTTTGAACGGCTGGGATCGATCACCGCCATCCCGCTCTTGGAAATCCGCAGATGAAAAACCTCTCCCCTGCGCTGCAGGCTCATCTCGATGATGGCACCACAACCTTGTCTTGGTGTTGGCGGATTTCGCGCAGCGATGGTGTGGCGCTGGGATTTACCGATCACGACCGCCCTCTGACCTTTGATGGCACGGACTTTGAACCGGAGAGCGGGTTCGCCGCATCGGAAATCCGTGCTGGGTCTGACCTCGCCGTCGACGCGCAAGACGCGACTGGTGTGCTGACCTCCGACCGGATCACGGAAACCGACATCCTCGACGGGCGCTGGGACAATGCAGCGGTGGAGCTGTGGCGGGTGAATTGGGTCGATACCAGCCAGCGCGTCTTGCTTCGTCGGGGTGCTGTCGGACAAATCCGGCGCGGGCGCATGGTGTTTGTCGCGGAAGTCCGGTCGCTGGCGCATGTGCTGGGCCAGACGGTCGGGCGGACGTTTCAGGCGGGGTGCGACGCCCGATTGGGCGATGCGCGCTGCGGGATCGATCTGGAAAACGCAATCTACAAGGGCATGGGCGTCGTCACCGACCTCTTGCGCGACCGGGCGTTCATGGCGTCCGGGCTGGCTGGTTTTGATGCGGGCTGGTTCACCTCCGGCACCTTGACCTGGACCAGTGGTGCAAATGCGGGGCGCGTCACCGAGGTGCTGGCGCATGGCTTGGCCGATGCCATCGCCACAATGACATTGCTAGAAGCGCCAGTTCTGCCCATCGCAGAGGGTGACAGTTTCATCGCACGCGCGGGCTGCGACAAGAGGATCGCCACCTGCAGTGCCAAGTTCGCCAACACGGCCAACTTCCGGGGCTTTCCCAACATTCCGGGTCAGGATGCAGTCCTGCGCTATGCCAGCCAGGACGGCGGCCATGAAGGAAACGTGCTGTGAATTGCGCCGATCCCGCCTTCATCATCGCCACCGCCCGCAGTTGGCTCGGCACGCCCTACCACGACCAAGCCAGTCTGCGCGGTGTGGGATGCGATTGCCTTGGGCTGGCGCGCGGCGTCTGGCGTGAGGTGGTCGGCGACGAGCCTTTCCCCATTCCGCCTTACAGCCGGGATTGGGGCGAGACCGGTCCGCGCGAGGTGCTGGCGGAAGGTGCGCGCCGGATGATGCCGGAAATCATGCCCTCAGCCGCCAACCCCGGCGCACTTCTCCTGTTCCGGATGGCCCCGCGCGCTATCGCCAAGCATGTCGGGATCCTGACCGGGCCCGACCGTTTCATCCATGCCTATGAGCGGCTGGGCGTCGTCGAGGAAACTCTGACCCCCACTTGGCGGCGGCGCATCGCCTTCGCCTTCCAGTTCCCCAAACCTTGAGACCCCACACATGGCAACTTTGGTTCTCGGTGCCGTCGGCTCCGCGATTGGCGGCGCATTTGGCGGGGCCATTCTTGGCTTTTCCGGCGCGGCGATTGGCGGATTTATCGGATCGACCATCGGGTCGGTGGTCGACAACTGGATCGTGTCGTCACTGGCTCCCGCCCAACGCATCGAGGGCGCACGGCTCGACAGCCTGCGCATCACGTCCTCCACCGAAGGGGCCGTGATTCCGCGCCTGTTCGGCCGGATGCGCATCGGCGGCAACATCATCTGGGCCACGGATTTCCGCGAAGAGGTCAACACGACCAGTCAGGGCGGCGGCAAGGGCAGTGGGCCGAAGGTCACGACGACCGAGTATCTCTACTTTGCGTCCTTCGCGGTGGCGCTGTGCGAGGGCG